AGCGTCGGCCCCCGATGGCAGCCCGAACGGTGTCGTCGTTGCCCGCGTCGGGACGTTACTGCCCCCCTCGGCAGTCCATCCACTGAGGTCCATGTGGAAGCGCGGGTTCGGGACGTAGTTGTACTCCGTCACCGCCACATCTCCCATCTCGGCAGATAGCTCGCGTCAACGATGAAGCCCGGGGCCGGGTCCGACCCCTTCGGCTCGACCATGACAAGCAGCTTGAACCCGGACAGTGGAGCCTTCAGGCCATGCCCCTGCACGCGCGCGGCTGCGGACCCGACGACGGCCGTGGTGGTCTCGTAGGCCATCTCATACGGCAGCCAACCGAAGGTCACGCTGTCGGTGTTCTCGGCGTCGTCGGTGTACCAGACGTATCCCCAGTCCACGGGGACGAAGAGGACGCAGTCGGCCCACAGGGAAGACGACTCACTCTTGCCGTACAGGCGGAAGGTGTTCCCGCCGTAGTTCACCCAGTCGCCCAAGTCGTGCCACTGCCAGAACGTATCAAGCTCGCGGATCGTCTTCGGGTCGCGCGCCGATTCCGTGATCTTCCGCATCCCCACATAGTTGTCGCCGTCCTCTGACGAGGTCTTGGCACGGACGAGGACACGGTACCGGCCCTGCGGCAGGGTCGCGGGATCGGCGAACCCGGTGAGCGCCGTCCAGCTTGTGGACGTGGCCGAAGGCAACTTCGCCGCCGCGCCCGCGGACGGGTTCAGCACCGTGTCGTCGGAGTCCCAAGCACCGCTCATGTCGCCGGTCTCGCACTCGAAGAAGTAGTCGCCGATGGCGTCGCCGTTGCACAAGGCACAGACGGCCATCTGGATGCCGACGCCATCCGAGGCCGTGCCCCATGCGCGGGTCACGGTGAGGGTCAGCGGTGGGTCGCCCTGGCCGGTGAGCGTGCCGATGTCCACGAGCGCGGGCGAGGTCTGCGCCGATGCGTCATAGAGCGTCGCCTGCGATCCCAAGGCCCACGGTTCGGCCACGAGTTCGAGACTGACGATGGCGACGTTCAGGTGGTCATACGGGTAGTCGAACGCTGCGATGGGACAGGGTGACGACAGCAGGTTGAAGGTGACCGAGTTGGTCGCGTCACGCGGCATGAGCGTGAGCGTGTTCGTGACCTTGGACACCTCCATGCGCAGCGCGTTCTCCTGCGAGATGAGGTCGTCCTTATCCGTCCCCTCCAGCTTCACGCGAAACTTGAGATGCCGGAGCTTGGACGTGGAGACGCGCAGCTGCGTCGCGATGTCGGCATAGATGTTCTCTGACTCTTCGGCCTCGCGCGTGACCGTGCCCCAGTCCGGGTCAGGCATGACGGTGAGGCCGCTGAGTGAACCGATGTTGCAGGTAAGGTACTCAGCCATTGGCGTACCTCCCGCGCGTGCCACGGTTCACGCGCTTGCCCAGTTCGCCGGTCACGAGGTCGGTGATGGCGACGGCCGCGTCCTTGGAGTTGCCGACGAAGGTGTTGCCGGTGACCATGACGGTCACGCCGCCTGCGCTCTCGATGGGCGTGACAACCTCAGTTCCGTGCAACATGACCGGATACCCGGAACGAGGCCCGCTCGCGATGCCGCCTCCGGCGAAGCCCGGCAGGTTGCCGACGATGGCGTTCGCGTTCCCGGCCATGCCTGCGGAGTCGCCCGTCACGAGGTTCCAGAGTCCGCCTGCCGTGTTCTCCGCGATGTCGAGCACCTGACCGAGAACGGGTACGTCCTTCATCTTGTTCCAGATGGCGGCCACCTGATCCTCAAGCCATGTGAACGCGGACTTGATGGCACGGGCGGCGCCCCAGAACACGTCACCGAGGAAGCCTGCCACCTCGCCTGCGGCACGTTTGATGTCGTCAAGGTGTCCGAGGATGAAGGCGACCACGGGAGCGAACGGACCCGCGAGACCGGCGACCATCTTCTTCCAGTTGTCGCGGATGAAGTTGACGACGGCCCAGAAGGCGTCTTTGATTCCGCCCCACAGTCCTGTCCAGAAGTTGCGGAACCACTCGCATTTGGTCCAGAGCAGGACGAAGACGGCGATGATTGCCATGACGCCGAGCACGATCCACGTTATCGGGGACGCGAGCAGCGCCGTGTTCAGCAACCATTGGCCGGCCGCGGCCAGTTTCGCCGCGCCTCCGAAGAGGGTCATGGCGCCGTTGATGGCCCCGATTCCGCTCGCGATACCGCCTGCCATCCAGAGCAGGGGACCGATGGCGGCGACGACTGCCAGCCCGCCGATAGCCACGCCCTTGAGCGGACCCGGAAGTGCGTTCAGGATGCCCATGAGTCCGTCCAGCATGTCCGTCACCGCGCCCACGACCGGGAGCAGGACATCGCCGAGCGACTCCGTGAGGTCAGCGAAACTGTTCTTCAGCTTCGCCATCTTCCCGGCTGCGGTGTCGGCGGCGGCGGCGGTCGTGCCCCCGAACGTCTCGGCGGCGTTCTGCATGATCTGGTCGAACGTGAGCGCGTTGCCGGCCGCGTCCTTGGTGGCGATGCCGTAACGGGACAGGATGCCGATGTTCCCGTTGTATGCCTTGGCGATGGCTTCGGCCATGGACGAGACTGACGTACCCTTGGCCGTGGCGAGGTCCATCGCCGTGCCGAGCAGCTCCTGAGCCTTGCCCGTGTCCTTGGTCACGGCCACGAGTGCGCCCAAGGCCGGGCGCAGTTCGCCATCCGCAATCGCGGTGGCGTTCTGCGTCTTGGTTATCCAGTCCTCAACGGCCGCTGCCTGTTCGCGCGTCGCCCCGGTGTTGTTCCGAAGCGTCTGCTCCAGGATCGCCATCTCTTTTTCTTCGCCCGCGGCGGCTGCGGCGACGGCCCCGAGACCGGCGACGATGGGCAGGGTGAGGCCCATGGTCATGGTCCGGCCCATGCCGGACATCTTCTGCCCCATGGCGGACACGCGCGAGGTCTGCGAATCGACCTTGTCCATGGCCTGTTCGGTCTCGGACGCGAACCTGCGCATACCGTCCACGGCTTGCTTTGTGTCGGCGGTCACCTTGACCGCGATGTCACCTATGGTCGCCACTTCTCACCACCTTCGCGCCGAGCGCGGACGCGAGCTTGAGCAGGGACGAACGCGCGTCCTGCTGCTGCGTCTTCGGCTCCCGGAACCGAAGCGAAAAGTCGTCCGGCTTGAACGGATCCTTGCGCTTCTTCGTGTCCCGGTTCGTCTCCGCAAGCAGGTATGCGAGTTGCGAGGCGTGCATGTCCGTGAGCGTGTCGCCGAACGGCTCCATTTGCTCGTAGAGCATCCACTCGCTCAACTCGCGACTGTCGATGCGGTTGAGTAGTTCTCTGACGGTGCAACCCAAGGCCCGAGCTAGACGGAAGTAGAAGCGTCGCTCGGGCCGTCTGAGTTTCCCTCCAGCGTCTCGATGTCGCCTTGGGTCAGGCCGGACAGGCGGGCGCCCACGTCGAACACCCGTTGCAGGGCAGCCGCCGATTTCTCGGACAGCGCCTTCACGTCCATGTTCGTGAAGATGCGGTCGCCGTTGTGATCGACGCAGACGCGGGAGACGAACTTGGCCCGGAAGTCGTGCTGGTCGAACTCGCGTGAGCCGTCCTTGCCGAGCTTCTGTATCGACGCCTCGAAAGCGTCCCGCTGCGCGCCGTTCAGGGACTTGACACGGACCACGCCGCCCCACTCGGGAACGTCCACGTCCTCGTATGTGGCGTCGTCGGCGGCGAGGATCGCGTCTTTGGTCAGGTAGTCGGACATGGCCCCGGTCAACTCCCGAGGTCGGTGAGCGTCACGTCGCCGGTGGAGCGCAGCTTGACCGTGCCCACCACCTGCTCATCGTCCGGGAACTTGAAGGCGACCGGCTTGATCCGCGCCGTGAAACCAAGTTCCAGCGTCGGGGCGTCGTCATCGTCGGTGACCTTGAAGTCGTACTCGGTGTCGTTCGCCTCGCCGGCCGCGATGACGGCCTCCTGCGTGACATCGCCGGGGACCACGTTGAAGTCGAACTGGCACTCGCCGTAGGTCTTGAGGCCTAGCAGGAACTCTTCGGCGTCAGAGTCGTGGCTAGTCACGTCGATTTCCTTGCGGTCGGCCTCGGGGACGGTGATGTCTCCGATGACCTCGGGGATGCGCGTGTACACCCCGGTCGTGAGTTCGATGTAGACACTGAATGGATGGCTGCGTACTGCGTCACTCATCTCTGCTCCTTAGCTTTCTGGCGATTCCGGGATTTCCATGGGGGTCCACAGGGTCGCGTCCACGACCACGCGGAACAGGTTCATCTCTGGTTCGGGGAGGTCAACGCGACCCACGATCCGCGCTCCCAGGTCACTGGAACGGAGCGCGTCCTGCACTTCAGCCGCGAGCGTGCGCGCGGCCTGATACGTCTCAGCCC